AATGAATTCCTGTACGACCATGCGGATCGCTTGAATTTTTGCGGCTGGTGTTTGGTCGACCATCGAGTACGGCTGAATGTCGATGTTGTAGTCCAGGAAATCGCCCTGGCGCATTTCGGGCGTCCAGACAACTGGAATTTCAATCGACGTTCCAGGAATCCGCTTCGTCAGCGGAATTTCAATCAGCGGATCTTCCCACAGATACAAACCGAAAATGCGCGCGGACTTTTTCGCAATCTTGACCGTGCGATCGCGCATTTCCTGCACTTGCTGCGAAGCTGAATTTGCAATCAGTTCTTCCTGGCGCGCAGTGTCGGCTTGCGCACCCAAACCGCCGAGCACGTCCAGATTGCCGCCCATCGTCGAAAACAACTGGCGCACCTGCAGGAAGAACGCCAGCGACGTCTGATCAATGCCGCCGTAACTGGCTTCCTGTACGTTGTTTGGATCATGCACGCCGACCAAGCAGCCATTGTTTGCGTTGCCGATTGCTTCGGCGTCAGCCGTGCCATCCGGCGATTTCTTGACCAGTCCGATTTTTTTCTGGCGCTCAGCATCGTCACCCAGCTTCACAAAAATCCGATTCGCCAGGTCATGCATGTCAACCCAGAGCGATGCCGGCGGCAGTGGATAGCAATTGTTCGGCACGTCCTGAAACGTCAGGAACAAATACGGTCCAGATTCCGGACCTTCCCACGGCCGGTCCATCAGCGGCGGCACGTCTTCCTGCGCGGCCAGCGTGATAATCCGCTGTTCACGCGGCAGATAAACGTCCATCAGTTCGACACATTCTTCGTAATCGTCAGGCGTGTCGTTGGCTTTCTTTTCGCCGCTGATATTTGCCGTCAGGTTCTGGTCGACCGGCGCGAAACGCGCTTGTGAATCGACGATCGTATTGCGCGCAACCGGATCGAACATTTCCGCGTTGCGCACCCAGTCCTTCGGCTTGCGGTATTTGTGCCCGAAGAACGCGCAATCCAGGAAACGCTGGGCTTTGGTGTCCCAAACAAAGTCGTCCAGGTCGATATTGTCCGCAAAAACCTGTCCGACCTGATGCGTGTGGCCGTCGAACTGCACTTCGCCGGCGGATTCCAATCCGATTTTCAAAATGCCCATGCCGAAAATTGCGTTCAGTACGACCTGCTTCAACGTGTCTTCGAATTCGATTTTTTCGATCAGTTGGTTGATCGCCATTTCCAGCATTTCGGCTTTCAACACCAACTGCTTGCCGCCGGTTTTTGGCGTGCACATAACCCGCGGCGCGCGGGCGGCTAGTTGTCGGCAGTAAATCACGACTGCCATGGCCAGCAGGTTGACTGGAATCGGCTTGGCGTCTTTGGCCTTGCTGTAATTGCCGCCGACGTATTCCTTGACGGTTTGTTCGCGGATTTCGCGGAAGTCTTTGATCTTGGTTTCAGAACAGCGGATCGCATGCCGCAGGCGCTTGATTTTTTCGTCGACGGGCGCTCTTTTTGCCGGCTCTTGCGCTTCAGGTTCAAGCTTCAAATTCAGCGTTTCCATCGATCCGTCCAGTAGGTTTTCTTCTTCTGGCCTTCTAAATACTTAATTCGACGCCAGGCGACGCTTTCTCTAGGAACCTCTGGCTTTGCCGCATCGGGCAGCGTCTCGCTTTTCAGCAGCCACCAGCCCAGCGCATCGGCAATAACCATGTCGCCATGATTTTCCCTGGCGCTGGACGGATCGGCGCTGGCCATCGCGCCGGAATGATCGATCGAACCATCCGGCGACCAGATGAACGCGCGGCATTCTTCGATCGCCGACATCGACCGGTTCACAAAAAGTTTTTCGTTTAATGCGCGGCGGTATTCGCCCAGCAACGCGGCCTTTGACGCCGGCGTCGTGTACCAGCCAGGCGTGTCGCTCTGCTTTTTTGTATGCGTTTTTTCGTTCGTGCGGAAGTAAACGTGTTTGTAACCCAGGTCAATCATGCGGCTGGTGAACGTGCCGCCGGCCGAGCCGTTCGCTTCCCAGATCAAAAACGCGGTCCCACCGTGAATATTCTTGAGCCACTTGCAAGTGGCCACGACCAGCTCAGCGAATTTGTCCGGACTGATTTTTGAATTCGAATATTCAGCGACTTTTTCGCGCCGCGTGCGCGACGAAATCGACATTGTCGACGGCGTGGCGCCTGTCCCGGCCGCAACGTCGCAGCCGACCACGTAAATATCCGGCGGCAATGTGCCCAACGGCGAAAGCGCTGCCCAAAGCTTGAACGGGCCACGGCCGTTTTCGTCGGGAATGAATTCAGCGTCGTCCAGAGTATCGGCATCGAATTCCAGATTGCCGACTTTCGCCGGATTCATGCAGAATGCGCCCTGATATTCTGAAATCATCGCCGGCTGGAAGAACACGCTGCCGGAGCCAAGGAAGCAGCGATCGAGTTCCTGCGCAACTTGCTCCGGTGTGCGGCGCGCGCATTCCTGGTCGTACCATGGCGAACGCGGTTTTCCGTCTGCGTCGAACCACAGACCCTTCGCTTTGTCCGGATGCCGCGGCCAATGGAAATCCAGCTTCTTGATCGGAGACAAAAACAATTTGTAAAATTCGTTGTTCGTGCCTTTCGGCGTTGAAACGAAAATACGGCAGCGCGTCACGTCCGCCGTCGCGGTGTTGATCGTCGCGCCTTTTTGAACTTTTGAAAATTCGTCGAAGAACATCGAGGTTTTACGGCCGCCGGAACCGGCGTCTTCCGTCGTGGCGTCGCCGACAATGGCGCTTCCGGTCACCAGATTGCGGATGATCATGTTTGCGCGCGAGCGCTGCGGATCGAAGCCTGGCGTCATCCAGCGCGGCTGCGTTTTGATCAGAAAATCCAGCTTGTAAAAAAGCGAATCTTGATCGCCTTCCAAGTCGACTTCGTCTTTTGAAATCGACATGACTTTAAACGACTCAAGTTCCTTGAAATTCCAGCGCCACTGGTAAACCGTCAGCACCGTCCAGGTGATACCCATGTCGCGCGTTTTGCACGCCAGCAGGTCATAGCCATTTTCAATCGCATTGTTGATTTCCAGGACCGCTTCGTCCTGATACTCGTAGGTGATGAACGGATTGATTTTCGATTTGCCTGGCAGTGGGCGCGGTTCGTTCAGCCAGCACATAGCGTTGATGTAAAACAGCGGATCGTCTTTGCAGGCCCGAATAATCCGCCGCCGATCATCCGCTGAATTTCGCGCTTCTAAAATCAGCCGCTCGCGAAACGCCAGATTTTCATGCAGCGTTTTCGGCACGTACTTGTAATACGGCAAGGCGTCCGCCAGCTTTTGATATTCAGCGGCGATCGCCATTCGAAACTTTCTTGTCAAAAAACCGGTCAGATAAAACCCAATCCGTCAGCCGGTGGTACTGCTTGCCGTCGATCAGGTCGATGCCGAAGGCCAGCGACAACATGCCCAGCGCCTTCCAGCGCTTCATTGTCGCGTCCAACTGCGTGTTGGCCTTCGACACGCGAATGCCGTCGACCAGCCACCGCCGCGCTTGCGATTCGCTGGTCACGCGGGTTTGCCTCCCAGACTCACTTCGCGGACTTTCTGAATAAACTCAAGCACGCCTTCGCCATCGTCAGCCAGCGGATCTTCAGCATCATCGCCACGGCCCTTGGGCAATAGCTTCGGCCAAAGCCCATTCATGAACTTCGACCTGGCGTCAGCACTCGTCCGGCAATCGATCAGCATCGCCCACGCTCCGGCGGACGGCGCGTCTTCAGGCTTCACGTCTTCAATCGCCAGATTGTCAAACACCCACCGGACCATCTCGATTTCGCTGATCGGCGGCTTGCCTTCCCAAGTCTTCTTCGAAGCGAAATTCATTTCGAATTCAGACTTCAACCGCGTTCGAATTTGCGGCGCAACGGCCGGCGGGGCCGATCCTGTCTGGGGTGGCGTCAATGGCTGAGTGCTTGGCTGCGGGCTTTCAGGAACTTCTGTCTTGGCTTCCGGCGCTTTGTACCGCGGACTGTTCGGATCCTTCGATGGACGTCCAGGTTTGCGCTTTTCGGCCGCTGGCGCTGGTGCTGGCGTATCCGCCACTTGAACCAGATACGGCGTCAATTCATCCACCGCCTGACAAACCGCATCACGCTTCGTAAATCCCTGCCGTTCAAGTTCCGCACGCCGGTCTATGTATTCCTTCCACCGTCCCGCAGCTTTAATCTGCAAGGCCACTTCAGCCATGTTCGGAATCGCTCGCCGTACCATGGAACTTAATTCGGCGAATCAGGCAGGTTCTTCTAATGCACCTGGGTGCAATCTTGAAAAATCGGTAATTCGGTGTGGGGGATAGCTACTGGAGTCCCAGGCTTTTCAGGGGTGGGGGTCTGGTAAACATTTCCGGAAACGACCTGGCTTAGTTGCTGTAAGTCCTTAAGAAACAAGCACTAAACAGCATGGAAACAGTGGCGTAATGCGGTCCGGATGACGCCAAAATCATAGGTAAAAGCCGCTTTTTCCCCTCGCGCGCAGCTAAACTCCGCTTTTCGTCCATGGATGCAGGGTTATCCCTGCCTATGACTTCAGGACTACTGACGTTACATTGTGCGTTAAATTGCCTGGCTGGCAGGACTGCAGGTTTAGTCTGCTGGCATTCGATTTTTAGATCAGCAACAGCGAGCGTAATACAGTTAAGAGTAAGACTCTCTGTACTCTCTCACGAGAGTACAGAGAGAGTCTTACTCTCTCTCTGTAAAGAGAGAATATAGCAGAAAACGCGACGTTAACAGGGGTCTAACAATGCAGATTTTGGCACGATGCAGACTTTAATGCTCGCGTTTTCTGCAATCATATCCGTGAAAAGCAGAATTGCGTTTTCATTTCTATAAGTCCAATAACTTCGTTCCACGTATTTTCACGACTTAGAAGAACGATCTTTAACACTTGCCGCCGCATCGTCAATCAGGTCCGCAACGACCTGGCTTGGACGCTTGCCAGCACGCTCAGCAAGCCAGTCCAGCGTTTGAATATGTTCCGGCGATAAACTCACGCACAGCGGCTTGTGACGCTTCTTTTCAGGCACAGGCTTCCGCCCTGCACCCTCACGAAATCCGCCCTTTGGTGGCATCTGTTCGACCATATTCAAGCCCTCCAATCCGCACAATAGCACATTTTTACCTAT